ATTAAAAAAAATGAGTGATAAACATCCAAATAAAATGCAATGGTTTGCAGACCAAGAAACTGCTAAAAGTAAATGGCGCAGCGATGTTATGTATAAAGACATAATTAAATGGAATTTACAAACAGAATTATTTGATGATGATTTTAACGAATGTGATAGTGGATATTGTGGACTATGAATAAACAAGAGTTTTTGAAATTAGCATACGAAAAACATAGCGATTGGATATCAATAGTATTATCATTCGGTTGCAATCCAGCAGTTGCAGAAGATATCGTACAAGAGGTTTACATAAAGCTAGACCGTTTACTAGATAAAGGCTTAGATGCTACTTATGGCGATGAGGTAAACTATTATTATGTTTACAAACAACTGCGAGGAACGTATGTTAATTTTATAAAACAAAAGGATAAAATCAATATGCAGTACATTGAGGAGATGGGTGTACCAGAAAAAGAGATAGAAGAAGCAGAAGATGATAAGTATGATGTATTGCAATTGATGAAAAACCTAGATACAGAACTAGAACAATTATACTGGTACGACAAAAAAGTATTTGAAATAATAATGGGAGGAAAGAAAATAGCTGAACTATCACGAGATACAGATATAGGCTATTACTCATTATATAACACATTTAGAAAAACAATTAAACACTTAAAACAAAAATTATGAAACTAAACGCATTTGAAAACGAAAGTTTTAACTATTACAGAGAACACCAAGAGAAGATTGAAAAAGCCATTAAGCTACTAAAAGAAAATAACTACGAGGTTATAAAACTAAAAGCAAAGAAATGAACCTAAAAGAAAAAATAAAAAATAAAGAGGTTCAAATACTTAACTGGTGGAATAAAAGCTACAAAGAAAAAATATCTTTAGTAGATGATGAATATAGCACCTATGATTTTGAAAGCGACAATCTGATAATAGAAGTAAAACATAGGTTCAAGGCATATAGTACAAAAATGGTAGAAACTATGAAGTTGAGCGTAAACTATCAAAAATCACAGTTAATGAATAAGACATTTATTTATATAGTGGTAGATGAAAATGGTTTAACTCTTTTTAATATTACTAAAAATATAAATGAAATAATAAAGCTACCAGAACTGAATAAATTGATGGAGCATACACATTATTACTCAGATACAAAAATTATGAAATTACATAGAAACTTACCTAAAAACCTATCTGCATTATGGGAAGTAAAATACGACTAGGAGATTTAATATACTACATCACTTATTATACTGGCATACATTGGCTAGTTAAGAAAGTAAGCAAGTTGCTAGGTAAAGATTGTGGATGCGATAAACGTAGAGAAGATTTAAATGATGTAGACCTATGGTAAAGACTTGTTGTAAGTGTAAAGTAGAAAAAGATGTAGTTGAATTTTCTAAAGATAAAAACAAAAAAGATGGTTATCAAACCCAATGTAAGTCTTGTCATAAGGCTTGGCGTGAAGCTAATAAAGATAAAATAAATGCTCATAATAGGGCTTATCACCAAGCTAATAAAGATAAAATAAATGCTCAACAAAAGGCTTGGTACGAAGCTAATAAAGATAAGAGAAAGGCTCAACAAAAGGCTTATAACGAAGCTAATAAAGATAAAAAAAGGTCTTACGATAAGGCTTACAGAGAAGCTAATAAAGATAAAATAAATGCTTATCAAAAACAAAGAAAAAAAACAGACCCTTTATTTAAATTAAAAAAAAATTTGAGATGTAGAACATATCAAGCATTTAAAAACAGAGGTTACTCTAAAAACACTAAAACACAACAAATGTTAGGTGTAGATTGGGAAGTAGCCAAAAAACATATTGAAAGACAATTTAAAAAAGGAATGAATTGGAATAACTACGGAGAGTGGCATATAGACCATATTATACCATTAGCATCTGCAAACACAGAGGAAAGACTTAAACGACTATGCCACTACACAAACCTACAACCTTTATGGGCAGAACATAATTTAATTAAGAAAGATAAAATTAACGGTCAACAAACACTATTAAGAATATAATGGAAGAACAAGATGCAAAAGACTGGCAAGAGTTTAAAGAGAATGCCTATCCTTTTACAAAGATAGCGAACAAACCTAAGCTGGTAAAAAAGTATGTAAAGCTAATAAACGTTTTACACGCTAAGTATTACAAACACAAATATAATGAGCCTTGCACGTGCAATGGTTCTGTATATAGAAAAAGAGTAGCAGAACTAGATAAGATATGAAACAGAAGAAGTATACAGTAAATCAAGAAATCAAATTATTAAAAAGTAAGGTTTCACAATTGGAACAAGCACTAGAACGTATTGCTGCTTACATTTATTACCTACAAAATAATGATAAAGAAAATACATCAATGGGAGAAAGCAGTAATAACACTACTGAATAATGATGGATGGGATTTAAAACATACTGGAGATAGTTTTGAAAGCTGGGATGCCATAGGTACAACACCTAAAAATCAAGAATGCGTTATAGAGATGAAATTTCGAAAGACGTACTATGAAACTAAAATGCTTGAGAAGTTTAAGTACGATAAGCTGATTGCTACTGGTAAGGTTGCTTTATATTTTGTTAATGACCCAAAGAACAATTACTTGTTTTGGCTAAACGAATTAACCGATTTAGAACTGAAAGATATGTACTGTCCAGATACTACACTATGGACAAAAAAGAAATTATTAAAGCCTTGTTACTTGCTTAAAGAAGAAGATGCTAGAATAATAAATCAAAATTAATGTTTATAATTTTTTGTTTTTAATAAACATTTTGTATATTTGGGTATTATTAGCAATGAAGCTGGTAAGTAAAACAATTAAAAATTATGTCACAATTTAAACAACTAGGTTATTTTTTAGAATATATGATTGATGAAAAGTATATTGGTTCAATAGTAATTGATGAACCAGATAGAGAAGAAATAGGATATTATGGAAGAATAGATGATGTAGCATCAGAAGATATTGTATTTAGTAATAAAAAAAGAATAAAAAAAGGTCAAGCATTTTATACTAGAATGTATCCTCTATGTGGAAAAACAATTTAATTTAAAAACAAACAAATAAGATGAGTTATTACGAACAAATAGACCCAATAGGAGAAAGCGACATTCAAGAATGTTGTTCACATTGCGAAGCACCTAACACAAGTTACAGAGGATATTGCTCAAGTGCTTGTTATAATTATGATACTAAATAAAAACAAAATGATGACAATTAAAAGACAAATTTTAGAATTTATTAATGAAGAGTTAGAACTTGACATTAAGAGAGATGAGGTAACAGAGTTAGAAAGCAAACTTAACTCAGATAATGATTTCCATATAGATATTGATGGTAATGAATACCGATTTATACATAGCGAAGTAATATGGGACATCTACAAAGAAACAATAAGAGAAATAACAGAAGATTGTTATGATATAAAAGCACCAAGTTGGTTGGCTATTGATTGGGAAGAAACTGCTCAAAATTGTTTTGTAGATGGTTATGGTCATACTTTTTCTGGTTATGATGGTAGCGAACTAGAATATACTTTTGGAGAAGAAGATTATTATATATTTAGAACTAATTAAAATGAAAAACACTTATATACACGAAACGCATACAATTTACTCTTCTGATGGAGAAGTACACCTATGCACAGAAAATGATGAAGTAGTATTTAATGCACAAAATTTATTATCTGATTTGCCAAGTATTTTGTACTTTGCTATAAAAGAAGTAAATGAGCAGAACGAACAACTAATAGAAAGAATACAAGAAACATTAAAAGATTTAAAATGATACAACAACACAAAATTTTAGCAACTGGATTACACGCTATCACAATAAACGATAGGGTCCACATTTACACAGAAGTAGAGTACCAGCACCTATCTTGGTGGAAGATAGTAAAGATGCGTTACCTATGAACGTACTACAAAGACAAAGCTATAAACTATATTTTAATTGGTTAGCTAATAAGTTAATAGACTGGCACGATAACAAACCAGCTAACAAAGACTTAAAGAACTGCATAAAAGCAATAGAACATATAGGCTTACACAATAACAACTTACAAATAGAAAACGACATAAACACCAAGTTAGTAAGTAAGTTAAGAGCAGATAGAAACAGAACTATACTAAGGGCAAGAAAGTCTGAGGAACAAGTTGAGAAACTAGAAAGAGAAATAGAAGATTTAAAACTAAAACTAAAGATAGGATTATGACTTGCATAACTATATTAGTATTTACAATAGCATTTTATTTAACGTATAAAACATTTAAAGATGATTAAATTATTAGACAACAACAATTACCAAAAAGAGGAACTACTAAAGAAGATGGAAGATGATACTTTCTACTATGGAGAGTTAAACAAACTAGCTTTAAGCAGCAGTAGTCTTAAACAACTATTATCAAGCCCAAAGACTTACTCATACAGTTTAAAGTATGGTAGTCCAGAAACGCAGCCTTTAAGAGATGGGTGGCTTTTTCATACTGCCATCCTTGAACCTAACGTATTTGAAGCACAAAGGTTCATAGACGTACAAAGTAAGAATACAAAGAAATACAAAGAAGCAAAGCTGGAGTTTGGTAAGGTGTTTACAATCAAAGAAAAGAATGATGCAGAACGATTAGCAGATGCATTCTACCGAAACGAACACGCAAGACAATTAATAACAGATTGTGAATTTGAAATACCAGCAATAGGCGAAGTAAAAGGAATGCCATTTAGAGGTAAGGCTGATGTAATAGCTAGTGATAGATTAGTAGACTTAAAGACTACAAGTGGTGGAATGGATAACTTTTATTATAGTGCTAAAAAATACTCTTATGATGTTCAATGCTATTTGTACTGCCAATTGTTTAACAAGACATACGACCAGTTTAAATTTATAGCTATCGACAAAGGAAGTTTAGATATTGGTATATTTGATTGCTCAGAAGAGTTTTACTTTAAAGGCGAAGAAAAGGTAGAAAAGGCAATAGATTTATATGAGAAGTTTTTTATATTTGGTGCAGACCTAGATAACTATTGTTTAACTGGAACATTATAAAACAAGTAATAAGATTATTTTAAGATATGGAATTAAAGGAACTGATAAGAGTAATAAACGACAAGTACAAAGTAGACATACTAGAAACTACAAGAGCAAGAGAAGTGGTGTATGCTAGGAAAGTATATTGCTACATAGCAAGACAATTAAGATACAAACTACATAACATAGGAAGCCATATAAACCTAAAACACGATAACGTACACTATCATCTAAAAACAATATATAGAATATACAATCACGATGCAGTAAAGTGTAATGAAATAATAGATGAGTATAACCTAGACATAACAAATCTAAAGGTTGAAAAGGAAGAAGTAACTAGATATGAGTACGAGGGTATTCTAGGCGATTTAAAAGCCTTAGATGATACTTTACTTAAGGAACTAATAGAAACACGAGTAAAGCCATTTATAAGACTTACAAAGAGCAGAAAACAACATAACGTAAAAGTACAAGGTTCAGCACCTAAATTACGTAATAGAGTTAAAAACACTTTCTTGTCTTAATCAGAAAATAAAAAATAAAAAACAATTGATATATTAATATGGAATTAGTAAGTATAAACAAAGTAAAAACAAACGAAAATAATCCAAGATTTATAAAGGATTATAAATTTAAGAAACTTGTAAAATCTATTAAAGAGTTTCCAGAAATGCTAAAGTTAAGACCTATCGTAGTAAATAGCGATATGGTTGTACTTGGTGGTAATATGCGATTGAAGGCTTGTGCTGAAGCTGGACTTAAAGAGGTTTACATATTAAAAGCTGATGAACTTACTGAAGAGCAACAAAGAGAATTTATCGTAAAAGATAATGTAGGTTTTGGAGAATGGGATTGGGATATACTTGGCAATGAATGGAATAGTGTGCAGTTAGAAGATTGGGGAATGGATAACTGGCAAAATATTGATGATATAGAAACAAGTGATGAGTTTAGCTTACCAGATGGAGATAAAGAACCATTTCAACAACAAACATATACTTTAGCTGATGACCAAGCAAATGAAATAAAAAATGCAATAGCTGATGTAAAAAAAACAGAGGAGTATAAATATGTTGAAACTTTTGGTAATGAAAACAGTAATGGCAATGCACTTTATACAATTATATTACAATGGAAAAAAATGAACAATTAAAAGAAATTATAGTAAAGGTTATTGATAGTAAGTCTGCAAAAAAATATACTATTGAAAATCACTATATGAAAACTTTTCCAAACCCTAAAGTATGTTTTGGTGTGTTTTATAAAAAACGTTTAAGCGGTGTTTTAACTTTTGGTTACTCAACTGCTACAAAACAAAAAATACAAAAAATAATACCAAACATTAAAGATGGTGAGTTTTTAGAAATGCAAAGAATGAATATACTAGATACATTAGGATATAATACTGAGAGTTTTGTGCTAGGGAAAATATATGAGTTGTTTAAAAAAAATACAAAAGTAAAAGTTTTAATTACACACGCTGGAGGTTGTAAAAATGATTGTGGTATTGTATATCAATCTAGTTCTTGGCAGTATTTTGGAAAAGAAAAATGTAACGATTTCTATTTGACAAAAAGAGGCGAGTAT